AAGATTATTATCACAATGGAAAACACATAGGTGCCTTATGGCACTTTGTGAATACCATTAGACGTTTCATAGACGAACAAGACTTTGATAAGGTTGTTGTTATGTGGGACGGTGATGATAACTCTTCGACTCGAAAACTTATTTATCCCCAATATAAAGAACAACGTAGAGACAGAGACAACGAGTATAAGTTAGATTCTTTCACTGAGCAGAAAGAAAGAATCAAACAATACTTGGAGGACTGTTATATAAGACAAATCAACGTAGATAATAACGAAGCAGATGATTTGATTGCTTACTACTGCCAAATCTCGGAGAACGAACAAAAGACCATCTATTCGGGGGATAAAGACCTTACCCAATTAATCTCGGATAAGGTATCGGTGTTTTATCCGAGAACCAAACAAACTTATCACGTTGGAAGTAAAATCAAATGTGATTTTTACGAATTTCCGCATCAAAACATTAGAACTTATAAAATTTTATCGGGAGATAAATCGGATAATATTGATGGTATTTCAGGGTTGGGGGAGAAAACACTTATAAAGTTTTTTCCTGAGCTACTTGAAAAACCGGTTTCAATCACCGATATTTTAGAAAAGGCAGAAACTCTACTAAAGGAGAATAAAGATAATAAGACATTACAAAATCTTTTATCCGGTAAAACTAAAAGTGGTGTTTATGGTGATGAATTTTTTGTGATAAATGAAAAAATCATAAACTTATCAAACCCATTAATTACTGATGATGCTAAAGAACTTGTTGAATTGTATTATAAAGAAACTTTAGACCCTGATGGTAGGGGTCATAGAGGACTTATTAAGATGATGATGGAAGACGGGTTTTTTAAGTATCTACCAAAGGGGGATGATGCTTGGGTGAATTTTGTTAGACCCTTTATGAAATTAACAAGAAAAGAAAAAAGAAATTATAAAAACAATTAACTAAAGCTATGAAAGACCAAGAATCGGTAAAATTAGAATTCTTAATGATGGTAAATGATAACATCATTGTGCAAAGATTTTTTAACGTGAGAGAGTTCAATAATGAGGGTAAAAACTCTTTGGAACTTTACGAATTACTTCGTGAATTTAAAGACGACATTCAAAAACAATTGTCGTTGAAAACCGTAACGTATATGACGGATAATCTGTACGAAATTATTAACAATCCGGCTATTTTGGAAACGTCTAATACGGACGGTCCGGAGTACTTTAACATCTTCATCAAACAAAATGATGTGACAATTTGTCATAGACAGGTGGACGCAAAAGTATACCCTCCAAAGATAAGATATACTGTGGATGTACGCCCACACCTAAAAAACCTATTGATGAACTTGACTGACATCTTTTCATCTAAAAATTTAACAAAAAAATATCTAGATGTTACCCTAAGTGTGTAGTATTTATTATTACACTAAAAGAAAAAATATATGGCGTCAAACAAAAATTTCGAGTATCTAGGTAGCACCTTTCAGATACAATTACTAAACCAAATCATTATCGACAAAGACTTTTCACGGTCAATTATAGATGTGATTGAAACAAGTTATTTTGAGAATAAATATTTCAAATTAATCATCCAAATGATTAAGGAGTATTATACAAAATACGAACACACACCAACCTTTGACACATTAGAACAAATTACAAAATCTGAGATACAACAACCTCTAGCGGCAAAAATAATTATTGATACCCTTACAAAAGTTAAGGAGTCTACGCTTGAAGGGGCTGAGTTTGTGCAAGAAAAATCGATGAAGTTCTGTAAACAACAGGAGTTACAGAAAGTAATGGTTAAAGCTCAAAAAATCATCGACACTGGTGAATTTGAGAGTTACGACACATTAGAAGAGATGGTGAGTAAAGCTCTTCAGGTTGGGGAACACGATAAGGGAACGGAAAGTGTTTTCAGCAATTTAGATGATGTTCTAAACGAGGATTATCGTCATCCGATACCAATGGGTATTCCGGGGATAGATAGACTCTTAAAAGGAGGGTTGGCTAAAGGTGAAATCGGTGTTATTTTAGCACCAACAGGTGTAGGTAAATCTACTTTACTTACAAAAATCTCAAATCACGCATTTAATTTGGGATATAATGTGTTACAAATATTCTTTGAGGATAACCCAAAGATTATTCAACGTAAACACATTACATTATGGACAAAAATCCATCCGGATGAATTGTCTATTAGAAAAGATGAAGTAATAACTAAAGTTCAAGAAATTAAGGAAAAAATGCCTAATGAATTGATACTTAAAAAACTTCCATCCGATACTGTAACAATGATGCAGATTAAGAATCAAATCAGAAAAATGATTTCAGAAGGAATCAAAATTGATATGGTATTATTGGACTACATTGACTGTGTGGTACCGGATAAAAACTTGGGGGATGAATGGAAATCTGAAGGGTCTGTGATGAGAGGTTTTGAATCTATGTGTCACGAACTTGATTTGGTAGGATGGACAGCGACTCAGGGTAATAGAAGTTCAATATCGTCTGATGTTGTTACAACCGACCAAATGGGTGGGTCTATTAAAAAAGCACAGGTTGGACACGTAATCATTTCCGTGGCTAAATCTTTACAACAAAAAGAAATGAAATTAGCAACAATCGCAATTACTAAATCACGTATTGGTGATGATGGTGTTGTCTTTGAGAATTGTAAATTTGACAATGGTATGTTGGAGATTGATACTGAAAGTTCAGTAACATTCTTAGGATTAGAAGAACAAACCGAAGAAAGAAATAGACAAAGAATCAAAGACTTGTTAGACAAGAGAAAAGAAAAAAACCAACAACAAAATTAATTTAAAATGAAAGAAAAAATATTAGAACCGAATAATGACCGATTCGTTATCTTCCCTATAGAACATAACGATATATGGGAATTTTATAAACAACACCAAGCCGCGTTTTGGACGGCAGAAGAAGTGGATTTATCTAACGATATTAGAGATTGGGAAAATCTATCTGATAATGAGAGGTTCTTCCTTAAAAATGTATTAGCGTTCTTTGCGGCGTCTGATGGTATTGTTAATGAAAACTTGGCTGAGAATTTCTTAAAAGAAGTTCAATATGCTGAAGCAAAGTTCTTCTACGGATTCCAAATTATGATGGAGAACATTCACTCATTAATGTATTCATTATTGATTGATACTTACGTATCTGACGAGAAAGAAAAGGATGAATGTTTTCACGCAATTGACAGATTACCTGCCGTTCAAAAGAAAGCTAAATGGGCTCTTGATTGGATTGAAAACTCTTCATTTCAAGAAAGATTAGTGGCGTTTGCGGCGGTTGAAGGTATATTCTTCTCCGGTTCATTCTGTTCTATCTTTTGGATGAAATCAAGAGGAATTATGCAAGGATTGTGTAACGCTAATAGTCTTATTTTTAAAGATGAAAACTTACACTGTGATTTTGCTATCCATTTGATTAACAATCACGTTGAGAACAAACCAACAGAGAAAAGAATTAAAGAAATTTTATTATCTGCGTTAGAGATTGAAAAAGAGTTTATTACTGAGTCATTACCTGTATCTTTAATAGGTATGAATTCAAATTTGATGAAACAATATCTTGAATTTGTAACTGACGGACTATTAGTTAAGTTTGGATGTAAGAAACATTTTAATGTGGAACAACCATTCAAATTTATGGAACAAATAGCTGTCGAGACAAAGGGTAATTTCTTTGAGTCAAGAACTATGGAATACCAAAAGGCGAAATTAGGTGAGTCATTAACATTTACAGAAGATTTTTAAAATATGATGTCATTAAAGATAAAAAAAAGAGGGGGTGACGAGGTGTCGTTTAACCCCCAAAAAATATACAGTCGAGTAAAAAGAGCTGCTAAAGGGTTAAACGTTAATGCTGATGAGGTATTCATTAAGGTGATTACTTCTGTTCCGACTGAAGGTGTGATTACCACAAAAGAGTTAGATAAATTGGTTTACGAGATTGCTGCGGCTTATACCGGTAGTCATCACGATTATTCAAGATTGGCTTCTTCGGTGGCTATTTCTGCGTATCATAAAGAAACTGACGAAAGTTTCTGTAATACTATGAAACGTTTACACGAGGATGGAGTTATTAATGACATATTAATTGATACTATTAACGAATATGGTTGGGGGGATATTGATTCTGTAATAAATCACGAGAATGATTACAATTTTGATTATTTTGCGTGGAAATCATTACAGGAAATGTATTTGTTGAAGACTCCACAAGGTGTTGTTGTTGAAAGACCGCAACATATGTATATGAGAGTTGCTTTATGGGTTACTAAATCATTTGAAGAGGCGGTTGAATACTACAATTCGTTATCAAATCAACTTATCTCTCCGGCAACCCCAATTATGATTAATGCGGGAACTAAAACACCTCAATTAGCGTCCTGTGTGTTGAAATACAATAACGGGGATTCAAGACAAGGTTTATTAGACACCTTTAATGATATTTCAACGTATTCATCAGATGCTGCAGGTATTGGATTATGTATGTCTAACATTCGTAGTAAAGAGAGTCGTATTAACTCATCAGGTGGATTTGCCGGTGGTTTATTGAAATACCTAAAGATTGTTAACGAAGGACTGAGATTCTTTAATCAACAAGGTAGAAGACCGGGTAGCGCCGCCATCTACATAGAACCTTGGCATAAAGACATTATGGACTTACTTGAAATCAAAAAGAATACAGGTGCTGAGGAGTTGAGAGCAAAAGATTTGTTTACGTCAATTTGGTTACCGGACAACTTTATGAACGCGGTTAAGAACAATGATGATTGGTACTTATTCTGCCCTAACGACATTGTTAAAGCGGGTATTAAACCATTACAAGAGGCTTACGGTGATGAGTATGAATCAAACTACAACAAAGCGGTTGAACTTGGTTTAGGTAAGAAAGTGAAAGCTCAGACAATTTGGAATAAAATTATTGAATCTCAGGTTGAAACCGGAGTTCCTTACTTATGTTCTAAAGATAGTGCAAACAGAAAAACAAACCATCAAAACATTGGGGTGATTAAACAATCTAACCTATGTAATGAGATTTACCAATATACTGATGAAAACACCACAGCAATCTGTACATTATCATCTATGGTATTGAAAAACTTTATTATTAAAGGTGAGTTTGATTTCAAGTTACTTTACAGTGAGGTTAGAAAGGTTGTTAGAGCACTTAACAAAGTTGTTGACATTAATAGTTACTCAACTGAACAAGGTAGAAAAGGTGGTTTAGAACAAAGAGCGATTGCGATTGGAACTCAAGGTCTTGCTGACGTATTCTTCTTAATGGATTATATCTTCACGACTGAAGAGGCAAAACAATTAAACAAAGAAATTTTTGAAACAATCTATTTTGCTGCAATCACCGAAAGTATGAACTTATGTAAAACAGGTGAATACAAACCATATAAATTCTTTAAAGGGTCACCAATGTCAA